CTAGTAAGCAGCTAACTGAATTGGGATGGAAGGGACATATCGTCTTTTCTAGCACTGCTGCTGTGTATGGCGTGACCGATGCTGCTGTTACAGAAACATCTCTCATCTCACCACCCAACAATTACGGCGCAAGTAAGTTGATGTGTGAACAAGTGCTTCGTAAAGCATGTATGTACGGAATCGATGTTACTGTATTCCGCTACTTTAACGTGAGTGGTGCTGATGGAGATGTGGGTCAGGATCAGGATGAACCACATATCTTAACGAGAATCTGTAATGCTGCTGCGGGGTTAAATCCTGAAGTGAATGTATTCGGTGAAGACTATCCTACACCAGATGGTACTTGTATTCGGGACTATGTTCATGTGATGGATATCTGTAGAGCTCAGATATGGGCACATGATATGCCTAGACAGACTGGGTTCCGTGTGTATAATCTAGGTACCAAGACAGGTACGAGTGTCAAAGAGATCATTGATGAGTTTGAAGCGGTGACTGGTATTGATATTAAAAGAGTTAGTGTAGGTAGACGTGAAGGTGATCCACCATTCCTAGTGGCTGATCCGACAAAATTTATAGACGATACAGGGTTTATGTACATGTACAGTGACAAGAACTATATTATTAAGTCAGCATGGGAATACTTTAAGGAACGATATAATGGGATTTGAGATTAATGAGATTTCGAAGAACTCGAAAGGTGGTACAGAGTTGATGAGGATGGGGCTTGAGGAACGTCTTGACCCCGAGCTTCTTGAAGACTTTCAGATTATTCTTTCACGTGTTCGTAAGATTGAAGAGGATAAGATCCGTGTGTACTGGTTACACGATCTACCAGAAGATCCAGAAACTAATCACTTGAAAGAAGCCAATAGTCGTTCACGCTTCCATAAGATGGTTTTCTGTGGTAACTGGCAATATACAAGATATCGTGATTTCCTTGGTGTACCTCACGATGACACGTGTACAGTCATTGAGACAGCAATCGACCCAATCCCGTTTATTCCGAAGTCTAAGGAAGAAATCCGTCTCATCTATACCTCGACACCACAGCGTGGATTAGAGATCCTTATACCCGTGTTTGAGGCGTTATCACAGCGTTATGATAACATTGTATTGGATGTGTTTTCTAGTTATAGTATTTACGGATGGGATGATCCGCCACAGTTCAAGGAGTTGTTTGAAAAGTGTCGAGCACATCCAAGGATTAACTATCATGGGGCTCAGCCAAATGAAGTTGTACGTGAATATCTACAAAAGGCTCATATCCTTGCATACCCCTCCATTTGGCTCGAGTGCAACAGTCGTAGTGTGATTGAAGCAATGAGTGCTGGTGCTCTTTGTGTACATCCCAACTACGGCGGGCTTGTTGATACTGCAGGTGGTTTGAACTTCATGTATCAGTGGGATCCCGATAAGAACGTACACGCAAACAAGTTTTACGGTGCTTTGTCGAATGCTATTGATATTGTTAATGGTGACGATATGCAAAATTATTTGTCTCTTACGAAGGCATACGCAGACTCACGGTTTAACTGGTCTCGTGTGGCTGCTCAGTGGGATGATTTGCTACAATCAATGAAAACAAGGTACAATGACCCTGCGTCACGAAAGACGCCTAGTCAAATGTTTTCCTATTCTGTTAGATAATGATTATTACCAAAACACCGTTACGAGTTAGTTTTTTTGGAGGCGGTAGCGATATTGAGGCTTACTACAACCAGCATGAAGGAGCTGTCCTATCTGTAACCATTGATAGGTATGTTCGCATTGCTATGCAGCGTGTCGCCTCACCCCATATCAAGGCAATGTACAGTGAAGTGGAGCAAGTGACGAGTATCGATCACTTGAAGCACGATCGTATCAGGGAGAGTCTTAGATATTTTAATTTAAAAGACCATATTGAAATTGCATCCTTTGCTGACATTCCGACAAAGGGGACTGGGCTTGGCTCTAGTTCTACGTTTACTGTTGGTTTACTGCAAGCGCTTGCTGCGTATCAGAACACGGGTATGTCACGTTATGAGTTGGCTGAACTTGCTTCTAGTATTGAGATTGGTGCTTGTGGTGAAAAGATTGGTAAGCAAGATCAATACGCCGCAACGTTTGGTGGTTTAAACTTTATGACCTTCAACAGTGATGGCGTAGAGGTCACACCACTACATGTATCCAACAACGTGAAGCGCGAATTATCTCATAACCTATTGTGCTTCTTCACTGGGCAGACACGTAGTGCTAGTACGATTTTGGATGAGCAAGTTTCTAAATTGGAAACAGGTGATAAGAATACGACGTTCTTTACAAAAGAGCTGGTTGATCTAGCACATACTGGTAAGCGTTTGTTGCAAAACGGTCGTTTGAACGAGTTTGGTGAAATGTTAGATCATGGGTGGTCGTTGAAGAAAAGCATGTCGAGCGGTATTACAAACCCTCTGATTGAGCAGATGTATGCTGATGCAAAGAATGCTGGTGCTCTTGGTGGAAAGATTCTCGGTGCAGGTGGGGGCGGATATCTACTTGTTTACGTACCACCCAAGTACCAAGCTAAAGTGTTTGACAAACTAAAGGCTTTCTCACCGTTTGTGTTTGACTTTACAGACGAGGGTAGTCGTGTAGTTTTTAATGATGAAAGTGCTTAATATGACAGAAAGTTATGATTATCTCTCCTCGTATGCTGAATCGTTGTACAATGCTCTCAAAGGTGTAGATAAAGACCAACTATACCAAGCATACAGACTACTGTTTGAGGCTGCATGGCATGGTCATCCAGTTTTTGTAGCTGGAAACGGTGGTTCTGCAGCAATTGCAGAACACTTTACTTGCGATCATTCAAAGGGTGTGTGGCAGGGGACTAGGCTGATTCCTAACATGATTAGTTTGTCTTCAAACATGGCTCTGATTACAGCTATTGCAAATGATCATGGTTATGATGAGATTTTCTCGCGGCAACTGATGTATAATAACGCTGGAACTAGAGATCTCCTTGTAGTCGTATCATCTAGTGGCAATTCACCCAATATTGTTAAAGCATTGGAATACGCACATGAACACGCTATTCCTTCAATTGCTTTGGTTGGATTTACAGGCGGGAAGGCAAAAGACCTAGCAAGCGTGTGTATTCATATTCCAGTTAACAATTACGGAATTGTTGAAGATGCCCACCAAGCTATCATGCACTCCCTTGCTCATACCTTGAAGATCAATAACAAACAGGCAGATGCAAAAGAACTGATCCTGTAGTTGTCTTTTGGTTTTGTATATGGTATCATATATAAATCAAAACTATTAACAACTTCACTATGATTTTATTAGACCTTTCACAGGTAATGATTTCCAATATTATGGCTCAGGTTGGAAGCTCACACGTTGATGCAGTCCAACCTGATTTAGTCCGGCATATGGTTATCAACACCATTCGTACCCTAAAGACCAAGTTTGGTCCTGAGTATGGAGACCTTGTTATTGCTGCTGACGATCGTAAGTACTGGCGTCGCGAGATGTTCCCTGCGTACAAAGGAACGCGTAAAGCAGACCGAGAAAAGTCAGGGATTGACTGGCACTTCTTGTTTGATACTCTTAACCAAATCAAAGAGGAAATCAAAGAGAACTTTCCCTATCCTGTTATCCAGGTCGAAGGAGCTGAGGCGGATGATGTGATCGGTACACTGGTCATGAAATACGGCGAGATTCTAAATAGCGGCGAAAAGATCTTAATCCTTAGCGGTGATAAGGATTTTGTACAACTGCAAAAGTATGGAAACGTTCGACAGTATGATCCCGTCCGTAAAAAAGAAATGACAGCAGCGAACCCTGAGCTGTTCTTGCAACACCTTGTGTTGGCTGGTGATCGTGGTGATGGTGTACCAAACGTACTCTCACCTGACAACTGCTTAGTTGAAGGTCAACGTCAGAAAGCTCTTCGTGAGACAAAGATCGATCAGATCCTTGAGCAACCTTTTGAGAGCTTGCCTGAAGACATCCAGCGCAACTGGAAGCGTAACCAGATGCTGATTGACCTTCAATATATTCCACAATACGTACAGCAGAACGTTGTTAATGAGTACAACCAACAACTTAACAAACCTCGCAACAAGATCTTCAACTACTTCATCAAGCATAAAATGAAATTGCTGATGGAAAATATTAATGATTTCTAAATGACTCTAAGCCTATCTGAAATTCTTGAGCGATGCTCAAAGCTATCTTCCAACAAAGAAAAGGTAGCATTCCTCCAAAGCAATAGGTCTGGTCCACTCTATACCATCCTCAAGTTTGCCTACGATCCCCGTATCGTGTGGGCACTGCCTGAGGGTGCACCGCCATATACCCCATGTGATCTTCCTGATCAAGAAGCGCGTTTGTTACAGGAAGCACGTAGGTTGTATTTGTTTACGAGCAGTGGTAACCCTGATATGCATCCGTTACGT